GTGCGGGTACGTCTTCTCGACTGCCACGAACACAAACCGCTCAGCGCCATGCAGTCCGGCAAGGTAATGCGCCGCTTGCACGTGGTAAGCGAATGTAGCCACGCTGCGGGCAAAGGCCTGCGGGCTCGCGTCGGTCGTGGTCTTGATGTCTACCACTGTGTCGCGTTGATACCAGTCCGGGCGGCACTTGCATCGCATCCCTGTGGCGGTGTCATTCCACCAGAAGGATTGCTCGGCCTTGCCTTGGTGCAGCAATGCTGCGGCTGCCGGGTGGTTGCGGACCGCAGCGCTCATGCCAAGCGCTAGCGCCATGTCGGTGCTGGTGACAGCCTCGATGCCCTCAGTAGCCATGCGCTCAGCTTGCTCTTTGCCAGCCTTGGTATTACGTGCTGCGCACACGCCGTAGCGCTGCAGCAGTTCGTCCGGTTCAAGGATGGCGCAATGGGCAAGGCTGCCGAGCTTCATCGCAGCGGTTGGCTCAACCGGTTTGCGGTTGGGGTTGATGTACCGGCTCCAGTAGTGGTAAGGCGACTGCATTACCGCCTTGAGATGGCTGGCGCTGACGGCTGGGTCGGCGTGGTACTGCTCGTTGGTGATGGTCACTTCTGCCTCATCTGGCGGTGGATCAGGGTCTGGGGTCCGAAGCAGTGCAGCAGTTGCGGGAACGCTTGGAACAGTGCCTGCCGGTTGACCGGATCAGCCACCAGCCCTGCATCAGCAAGGCGGCCAATAAAGCCGCCGCCGTGCTGCTTGGCGGTCTGGAATGTCCAGAAGTCGTCTGATGTCATGGGTAAGATGGTTGCGGTGAGATCGAGGGGGCGTGGCTGCCCCCATTTTTCTACGCCAGTGCCTGCCTGACGCGGTAGCGGCTGATGCGCATGTGCTCCGCAATGCGGCGCTGCGACCAGCCACGGCTGTGCAGCCGCTTGGCGCGTTGCCCGGTGCTCTCAGTTGCCCATAGCAGGATGATGATGGGCAGCAGCAGCAGGGCTGCGATGAAGGCGAGTGTTGTTGTCATGGGTGGGATTTGTGGACCCCCGCATCCTACACCATGGTCGGCCGTGGTCAACCCTTGTGTTACAAAACCTAGTCAGTCGAGCACGGGTGTATAGGTTTCGTCGCAAACCAGCGCCTTTGCGTCCTCCACAGACCGCGCTACGCCAGCGATCCCGCCTGCAGCCTGGACCGCATCCAGCCACTGCTGCTGCTCTGGCCTGAGCCTGCCGGTTGGGGTCTTGACCTCGATGCTGGTAAACACCGCGATGCGCTGACCGACCATCTCCTGAGTGACCGTGACCGTGCGCCAGCCGATCAGGTCAGCGCTGCCTTTGCATAGCCCAAACTGCACTGGGCGGCCGTTGGCGTCGCGCAGGGTGCCTGTGTTATTGCGGAAGACCTTGGTATCACCGTGGCTGATGGCTAGCCGGATCTCCTGCTGGATGCGCTGCTCGGTCACTTTCTAGCTCTAGCACTCGCGCTAATGGTATGGCGGCGACTTGTGGGACAACAGAATTGCCTAAGCATCTAATACGGTCCACCCGATTGGATAGCCCATCATCTCCTCTAAAAAGGAGGGGTTTAGATACATAGCTCCTCCATTCTGGGCTGAGCATCGTGTGACCAGAACTCCAGCTAGGCGACTTTTTTTCGCAAGTTTTTCGTAATTCACCTTCTCGCCCGAGTCCTTGTGGTCCCGAGCTGTTGGGGTAGGCAACAAGCCACCATCGGTCTCTACGGTGACAGGCTCCCAAATCCGAAGCGCGTATGCATGACCATTCAGCGTCATACCCTGCCTCGGCCAATTCTCCGAGTACGACTCCAAGTCCGTTAGTAACGATTGCTGCGACGTTTTCCAAGACGACGTATTTCGGTCGTACCAAGCGAATGACGCGGATGAGTTCATAAAAAAGTCCAGATCGAGTTCCTTGTTTAATGCCCGCTTGGCGACCAGCAAGACTGATGTCTTGGCAGGGAAAGCCCCCGCAGATTACATCAGCACTAAATGGCTTTGGGTTAAAAGTTTGAATATCGCCATGAATCGGAACACTTGGCCAATGTTGATTCAAGATCCTTTGACAGTAAGGATCCCATTCAATAAATTGAACAGTTTCAAAGCCACAGAGAATGTGTTCAGCGGCATAAGAAAAGCCTCCGATTCCTGAAAATGTATCAAGTAAACGCAGTTTCATTTTAAATCCAAGGATGCATTGGGCGGCCGTAGCGCCAAGGCAAATCAAGGCCAATGGGACAAATTGTTTGAATCATTGGATGATTTGTTGGTACAAGATGAACAAGTTCTTTGCCATTATTCTTTTTTTCTTTAACAGTATAACCAAGGCCTCCCTCTATTAAATCACACAACCAAACTTTTGCTTTTTGAACATTTATGTATAAAAAAGCATCGTCAAATCCCCAGCAATAATACAATTCTTCAATATATGATTTTTGTTGTTTTTTTCGTTCATGGATTCCATAATGCACCAATTCATTAAGTTTGCTGAGTGGCACCCAATAGCCCTTTTTGTAACGATAATCATTATGATTATTTCCTCGCTTTTTAAACTCAAATAACGCTACAGTTTCACCCATGCAATTTACAGCGGAAAAATCAATCTTGCAATGGCTGTCTTGACTAAATACCATTATATTGGTTTTAAAATGCTGCGATAAAATGTATCTAGCTCTTTGTTCATTTTCGGCATCTATTGCATTTCTAGTTGTCCGAATACCGTTTATTTTTGGATGCTGCCTTTTTTTGTAATCTTCCATTGATGATTGAATGAAAAACATAATTATGTCCTCTTTGTGTTTCTAGCGTTGATGACGTGTTTAGCCCATGCAGCAGGGTTTCTGTAGCCTCTTTGGTGTCCTAGCGCAATCAGCTCTTGCAGCGACTGCGCACTGCCTTGCTCGCGTTTGCGCTCGCGTGTGGTCAGCTCCTGCAGCTCACCCTCAACCACCTTTAGCTCACGGGTCTCCTGCGGGGCGAACACATGCCCGCAGCCTTGGCAGACCTGCGTGGCGCTCATGCTGGTGGTGAAGCATACCGGGCACACCTTGACGCTGGGGGCCTGCTCGCGGTCGCGTTTGCGTGCGCCGTCTAAGGTCCAGTCGCGCTCCTCTAGGTGGTGGCCAAGCCGCAGCGTATTGCCGACGTGGTCCAGCACGACAGCGGTCTTGCCGTGGCTTGGCCTCAGGCATCGGCCGATCATTTGCAGGTGCAGGCCGACTGACTGCGTAGGCCTTAGCAGGATGCATCCTCCGACGCTTGGCACATCCACGCCTTCGCCAATCAGGCTGCAACTGGTCAGCACCTTGATCCGACCGGTTCCGAGCGCTTGCAACAGGTCCCTGCGCTGGTCGGTGGTCATGGTGCCGTCAATACTGGCGGCGGCGATGCCTTGCGACATGAATAGGGCAGCCACCGCCTCGGCATGTGCCACGCTGCAGCAGAACGCAATCGCAGTCTGGCCTGCTAGATGCTTGCGGTAGTGACTGCAGCAGTCGCCCATGATGGTGCCGACGCGCTGCTCGGCCTCTTTGGCGTCAAAGTCACCCATGCGCTTGCGTAGGCCGGTGGCATTGAACCCCGGTGGTGCCAGCACACGGGCACTGGCTAGGTAGCCGTTGTCGGTCAGCCATGCGGCTGATGGGCCTTGCACCATGGCATCGTAATGGTCACCAAGCCCACGACCGTCGCCTCGACATGGCGTTGCCGTCACGCCCAAGACATGCGCCTTATGGAAATGCTGCAGCACCGTGGACCACTGCCCGGCATTGGTGTGGTGCGCCTCATCGACGACCAGAAGCTGGAAGAACTCCACCGGCAGCTTGTGCAGCCTGCGGGCAAGGGTCTGGACGCTGGCAACCTGCACCGCATGGCTTAGGTCCATGCTGCGGCCTGCTGCAATGCGGCCATGACTGACACCCATAGCCGTGAGGCTGCGGCTGGCCTGGTCCAGCAGCTCAGCGCGATGCACCAGGATGCAGACGCGGTTGCCCTTGCGGGCGGCGGACTGCGCGATGTAGCTAAAGCACACCGTCTTGCCGCCGCCGGTCGGCAGGACTGCCAGCACCGTTCGCTTGCCGAGCTGGTACTGCAGGCGGATGTCAGTGATGAGTTGCTGTTGGTAGGGGCGGAGGTTCATACTGCGCTGCTGGTGGCCTTGCAACCTTAGCCAAACCCGCTAAGCTGCGCAAGCCCAACGCCGAAAACGTGCATCCCATCTCGGTTTTGTTCACGCCCGAGCAGGTCCGCTGGCTTGACGCCCGCCGATCCGCCGGCCTGTCCCGTAGCGCTGTTATCCGCCTTGTGGTAGATGAGGCCATGCGCCTGCACCGCAACGGCCTGTTGCCCGCTACCGGGCGCCGTGAACCATGACCAGTGACCTACTCGGGCAGCTAGCAGCGCTGCCGCGCCACTGGTCTTATGTGGCAGTTGACGGCCAGAAGCGTCCGTACATGGACAACTGGCAGAAAGACTTCATCACCCGCGCCAAGCTGGGGCAAGAACTCAGGTCTGGCCGCGCCAAGGCGATCGGCGTCTGCTGCGGCACGCCAAGCGGTGGCCTGCTGTTTGTGGACCACGATGGCAAGTCCGCCTCTGGGCTTTTTGACGACTGGGGCATCCCGGTCAGCTCCTTGCCGCCGTCGTGGACCGTCACCAGTGGCCGCGATGGGCGGTTTCAAATCATCTACCAAGTGCCCCAGCAGTACTGGGCAGAGATCCGCACTCGCAAATACAAGACCGGCGTTACCGACAGCGAAGGCAAGCCTGAGCAGGTTGAGCTGCGCTGGGATGGTTGTCAGTCCATCGTTGCCGGTGCCCACCCGCTGACCAGTGGCTATAGCTGGGTGCCAGGGCGCTCGCCTGCCGACCTTGACATTGCCGAGGCACCGGCAGATTTGTTAGCACGCATGCTGCGACAGCCCGTGCAGGCGCCGTTGCCGTTGGTCAATGGTGGCACTGATGACACAGTGCGGGCGCGGTCGTTTCTCGAAGCGCTGCAGCCCAGCCGCGCTGACGATTATGACCAGTGGCTGGAAGTGGGTATGGCGCTGCACAGCGTTGATGATGCCCTGCTAGCGGATTGGATCACTTGGTCATCGCAGTCTTCCAAGTTCAAGCCCGGCGACTGCGAACACAAGTGGCGCGGCTTCAAGTCCGGTGGTGGCATCACCCTTGGCACCCTTGGTCAGCTAGCCAAGCAAGATGGCTGGCGCGGGCGGCAGCAACTGGAGCCGGTCCGCCGTGAGCGGCCTGCAAGCAAGCAGCCGCCGTCAGCGGTGAACCCGCAACTGCAGCCGATGAATGCCGCAGAGCTGCTCAACCTGCTGCGGCACGGAGACAGCGCTTACCGGTACAACACCTTCACGCAACGCATTGAGGTAGACGGCGCACCAATCGAAGGCGCCGAGCGGTTTTACCTCACCCTGGCAGAGATGGGTTACAAGGTTTCCAAAGAGGTAGCCCTGGACTGCATCGTCCAGGTGGCCAATGAGTCGCCCTATGACCCGGTTGTCGAGTACCTCGACCGCGTTGCTGCCACGGTGGCACCTGCCTACATCGAAGCGCTGTCCACCGCCTACCTGCGGCCTGGTGATACCCCTGGCACCATTTACGACGAGATGCTTAAGCGCACTTTGATCGGTGCCGTCGCCCGTGCCTACAACCCTGGCTGCAAGCATGACTCCGCTTGCGTCATCATGGGCGATCAGGGCGCCTACAAGTCATCGTTTTGGGCGTGCCTTGGCCATGACTTTTTCAGTGATGCCTTGGGTGACATCAGCAGCAAAGACGACCTGATGGTGCTCCACAGGTCATGGATTATGGAGTGGGCAGAACTTGACCATGTAACTAATCGCAAGCATGCAGGTCAGGTCAAAGCCTTCTTATCGCAGGCGGTTGATATGTTCCGCGTGCCATATGGTAAGGCAACTGAAGCATTCCCAAGGCGTGGAATCATCGTCGGTACAACTAACCGCACGACCGGCTTTTTAGTCGATGAAACTGGCAACCGCCGATTCTGGGTTATACCCACCACTAGGACCCAAGCAGACCAGATTGACACCGCCGCGCTATTGCTGGAACGCGATGCAATATGGTCTGCTGCTGTTGCTGCATACCGTGCAGGTGAGACAAGTAGGCTGCCAATGCAGTATGAGCAGCAGTTAAGCAGCGAGAACGAATCATATGTGGTCGATAATCCTTGGCAAGCGGAAATTGAGGCGTGGTTGCGTAAGCACGGCGAGATTGATTTGACCACAGAGAAGTTACTTACTGAGGCCATTAAGAAGCCAGTAGAACGCCAGACCAAGGCGGACCAGATGCAGGTCGCGGATGTGCTCAAGCGGCTTGGGTACAAGCGGTACCGCAGCGGCAAAGGGTCAAGCAGGGCGTACGTCTACCGGAAGTAGTACCCCACCTAGGTAGGACGGGTACCCCACCTCGGAATCGCCCAGATGCGCTGCGCTGCAGGCGATGTCGGGCAGGTGCCCCACCTGTCCCACGTCCCACCTCGGTCTCAAACTTCCCTACGTTCCCCTACGCGTCTCTCTATTCCTTTATTTGTTTTGATATAAGTGGGGTTAGGTAGGGTACGTGGGGAACTCCCGCTCTGTGACTGGGTTTTGCCGGTACCCCACCTCGTCCCACCTTGCCTTTAGGTGGGGAACTGCCTTACGGTGACTGGATGAAAGAAGTCAAAGTCCGTTTTGAGCCTGCAGACCTCATGGCGCTCGACCAGCAGGCCGCAGCGGCAGGCGTCAGCCGGGCGGAGTTGATCCGTAGCCGGGCGCTTGTTGCGAATTGCGACAGTGGGCTTACCGTGGCGCGTTATCACCGGCTAGTGTCTGACGCGCTAGCCAATGTGCGCGGGGACATCCCACGCCGCATGGTTGAGCAGCTTGTTGCTTATGTCATCACATGGATCTCATCAACATCTCAGCCAAGCAGCAACCCGTGATCAACCGGCTGCATGACACCATGGAGCACGCGCTTGCGTATGCCGCTGCCATCCGCGACAATGCTCAAGATGATCAGCAGCCAATCCCGGCTGAACTGGTCGCATCCTTCGCAGCCGATTACGACCGGTTGATTGCAATTCTCACCACCGCCGCCACATGAAACTCATCACCACGCAGGCTGACCTCAGTCATGCGCTACGCACCATTGCCCCAGCGATCAGCACCAGTAACAGCCACCCCATCTTGAGCTGTTGCCTGATCGCGGCTGATGGCGCAGCCATGACCGTCACCGGCTTTAACCTCGAACTCGGCATCACGGTCACTGTCCCCGCTGCCGTGGACACTGCTGGCACCGTGGTGCTGCCGTATCGGCTGCTGGCAGGCCTTGTGAGCCGCATGGACGACGGCGAGCCTGTGACGCTCTCAGACGGCGCTGTGAGCGCCTCCAGCGGCTCTTACGGGCTTGCGGTGCAGGATGCAGCCGATTACCTTGCCCTGCCCGTTGTGGAGGCTCCTAGCGCTGAGTTGGATCTGACCGCTGGCGTGCGCGCCTGCATGGCAGCCGTCAGCACCGATGCCAGTAAGCAGATCCTGCAAGGCATCCACATGGCAGCCGGTTACATGGAAGCCACTGACGGCCACCGCATGATGCGCGTGCCCGTAGCGCTGCCTGATGGCATCGACCTGGTGCTACCAGCAAGCACGATGAAGCTGCTGCAGGACCGCACGGTCACAGTGGCTGCAACAACCGGTCAGGCGGTCATTGATGCAGGTGACGGCATCACCATCTACAGCCGCATCCTTGATGGCAAATACCCAGACGTGGCAGCGCTGGTGCCCGCCAGCTTTGAACACACCATTACCCTTGACCGGCACCGCTTTACCCGTTGCCTGGAGCGCGTTGCTCTGATCGCAGAGGCACACAACTCCTTCGTCAAGTTGGTGGCTGCCTCTGGTACCCTTGCCATCACAGCAGAAGCCGATGCCAATAACGGCAAGGAGCTGATCGCCTACGAAGGCACCGCAACCGGCACCTGGGCGTTCAACGTGCATTACCTGCTCGATGGACTGAAAGCCATGCGGCACGCGGAAGCTGTTACACTGTCGGCCAATAGTGCAACAACGCCGGTCGTGCTAAGGCCGACTAGCATGACAGAGCAGACGTATCTCATCATGCCAATCCAACTCCGGGGGTAATACAAATGGCGCGCAAGTGCAACAATACAGAGTCGGAACAGCGCACAAATGCTGTCTATGACTTGCTCTTGCGCGCTCATAGTAGAAAGCAAATCATACAATTTGCCGCGGAAAACTGGGGGATAGGTGATCGTCAAGTTGATTCTTATATTTCCCGCGCTCGTGAGCTTTTGTCTGCTGATGCCAAGATGGAACGCTCTCAGTGGCTTGAGGCTGCGGTTGCACGAGCGATGGAATACGAGCGCCGCGCTGCCGAGAAGGATCAGCTCAACACTGCGCTGATTGCACTGGACAAGCAAGCCCGGCTGCTGCGGTTTGAGATGAGCTAGTTAACCTGCCTGTATCGCAGCACTAGCCATGGCACGCAAGTACGCACGAGATAACCGAGGCAGGTTTGCCTCTAGAGGTGGCGGCGCTACTGCTAGGGGCGGACGGCTGAAGACCGCCAGCGGCAAAAAGCGTGCAACGCAGACCATGCAGGCAGGCGGAGCCAAGTCCTCCGGCGCCATTAAGGGCAGGGTGAAGCGCGATCCTAGCGCTGCCGGGAAGATTGGGAAGGCATCGACATCAGCACCCAAGACGAGCAGACGCAAGGCAGTTGGAACAATTAGTGAAGCAAAAGCTGGACGCATCATTAGTCGCATTGATGCCAACCGCCCTGGCCTGCGGAAGGCTACAGGCTCTGCTCGTAAAACGGCAAACTCTATTAGAACGCAACGCAAAGCAACAGACTTCGCACTCGCCGCTGGGGCTAGGGCGCGGAAGCAAGGCAAGAGCATAAGCGTTAATGAGTCATTGCAGCGGGGCGTAAAGAATGCGGCCGCCAAGAACGCAAGCCGTGCTGCTGCCGCTAAGCCAAAATCAGCGCAGGACTTGGTGAATGCCAGTGTTCGCAAGGTACAAAATCAAAAACTTCGTAAATTAAATGCCCAAATCAAAGAAGCTGGACCGAATGCCGCAGGCTTGAGACTGCAAAAATTGCAGTTGCAAAGCAATATGACATCAACTAGACCAAAGCCAACGGCAAAGCAAGCCGCAAAATCAGCCAAGCAAGACGAGAGCATTCGCGGCCGAATTGCAGAAATGCGCCGCCAAAGCGGTCGTGTACAAAGAGCCGAAGCAAATCGCCAGCGCACCGCTGATGTGCGGACTGGCGCAGCGGCAGGTTCTAAGGCATCTTTCGCCAGGCGTCCAAGCGCCAAGACAACAAGATCGAACCTGAGAGCAGAACGCGCTTTGGCTTTTTACAGCAATCCAGCAAAGGCATTGCGAGAAGTTAACAAGAAAAAGCCAGGCTTCCGCTTACCTCGTGGGATGCGCTAAGCTCCAACCGACACCACGTCACACCATGGAAGACTTTCTTGCTGCAGTCGCTCAGGCCATGAACGACTCTGAGCTGTCAGCCGCTGAACTGATTGGCTGCCTTGAGATCGTTAAGGCTGAGCTGCTGGAAACTATTTTCGACGACGCCGATGAAGCCTGAAGTCACCGCTGTCGGCAGGTTGCTTAAACCCAAAGGCGACGAGCCGCGCATTCTGCATAGGATCGCTGTTAAGCCTGACGGCAGCGCCAAGACAACTGTCCGCAAGGTTTTGTGAGCATCGTCAGCGGCATCTGCGAGCCGGTGCCGCTGCTTGCGTTCATGCAGCAGCAGACGCCAGAGGACACAGGCGGTCTGGTTGCCCGCATCCGCGCTGACCTACACCCTGGGCAGCTTGCGTTTGTGGATGACACCGCCACGCAGATCCTTGGCATCAGTGCTGGTTATGGCGCGGGCAAGACACGGGCGCTATGCGCCAAAGCTGTGATGCTGGCGGCAGTCAATCAGGGCTTTATCGGCTGCGTGATGGAGCCGACAGGTCCTCTGATCCGGGACATTTGGCAAACGGACTTTGAGGCATTCCTAGAGGCGTACGACATCCCGTACACATTCAGGGCGTCGCCGCTGCCGGAGTACATGCTGCACCTGCCGGGCGGTGATACGAAGATCCTGTGCCGCAGCTTTGAGAATTGGTCCCGCATCATCGGTCTGAACCTTGCTTGGGTGTTGGCTGACGAGATCGATACGGTGACGCCAAGCATTGCCAATAAGGCATTCCCAAAGATCCTCGGCCGCTTGCGCTCCGGCAATGTCCGGCAGTTTGGCGCGGCATCAACGCCAGAGGGGTTTCGCTGGATGTGGAACACGTTCGGCAGCGATGAGGCAAAGCAGCGACCAGACCGGCATCTAATCAAGATGCGCACTGCTGATAACCCACACCTGCCACCTGACTTCATCGAGCGACTGCAGGCCAACTACGACCCAAGCCTGCTGCGGGCGTACCTGGACGGCGAATTCGTCAACCTGACAACCGGGCAGGTGTATGACCGTTTCGACCGGGCAAAGCATGTCACCACCACAGTGCCGGACATCAGCCGCGAGCCGGTGCGTGTTGGCATCGACTTCAACGTGGGCAACATGTCCGCTGTCATCGCCGTGCGGCTTGGCAGTGGCCTGCTAGTCATCGATGAGATTGCAGGTGCGCATGACACCGACGCCTTGGCGCAAGAGATCCGCAGGCGGCATCCGCAGCAGCAGGTGTACATCTACCCAGACGCCAGCGGTGGCAGCCGCAGCACCAACGCAAGCCAGACCGACATCCAGATCCTTGAGTCCTACGGCATGTCGAACCAGTCACCACGGAGCAACCCGCCAGTACGTGATCGGGTGGCTGCTGTTCAAGCTCTGCTGGAGAACGGCAAAGGTCAGGTCAGGTTGCAGGTAGCGCAAGGCTGCAAGCGTGTCATCGAATGCCTTGAGCTGCAGTGCTACAGCGACAAAGGCGAACCAGACAAGGACGCTGGGTTCGACCACATGAACGACGCGCTCGGGTATCTGGTCTGGCGTGAGTTCAACCCGCTGCACGCTGGCGCTGGCCGAGGCACAGGCGTCAGGCTATATTGATGGGGCAGCAAAGCCCCCCGCTGCATACTGCCGGAAGTCGGGAACACGCACGCCCAGCGTCCGTGCCGAGGGAAGGTTCAGGTTCACATGCGTCGGGCGAGGAAGCCCCTGCAACAGCAGGGGTTTTCCTTTATGTGTGTCAGTTTGCAACAAAGGCGCACCACGGCGGCGCTAGGTGGTATCTTGTGCTCACGGCCGCCGAGGCCGACCCTTTACCATTCCAACCATGATTAACAATCGTTTCATGAACGCCGTTGCAGCCATCGTGCTGCTGGCAATGGTGTACGTCGCTGGTCAGGACAGCGGCTACAAGGCACACCACAATCACCCCGCGTGCCATCAGAACCTAAAACCTTAGACTGACGGCACTGTTAATGGCGGTGCCGCTGTGTATACCGGCTTTAATTTTTATGACCGGCCGCTTGCACAGCGCACCGTCTCCAAAGTCAACGACCCCAATACGTCTTGGTACGCCCAAGAGCCGCATTGGATCCTGATTGAAGATCTGCTACAAGGCACCTATGGGATGCGTAAAAAGCATCGCCGGTATCTGCCGCAAGAACCACGCGAGTTAGACGAGTCCTACGACAACCGCCTAGCCCGTAGCGTATGTCCGCCGTATTACATCCGCCTTGAGCGGATGCTGGCCGGGATGCTGACCCGCAAACCGGTACGGTTGGATGACACCGCCGACGCGATCCGCGAGCAACTGTTCGACGTAGACCTGCAAGGTAATGACCTCAATGTCTGGACCTATGAAGCAGCGCGCAAAATGGTCAGGTATGGCCACATTGGTACATTGGTGGATGCACCAGCTAATGGGGGTAGACCCTATTGGGTGACCTACACACCTAGGCAGATCCTTGGCTGGCGCACCGAGACGCAAGAAGGCAGGCAGGTGCTGACGCAGCTCAGGTTGGCTGAGGTGGTCACAGTGCCAGATGGCGAGTTTGGCGAGAAGGCAGTCGAGCAGATCCGTGTGCTGACGCCTGGTGAGTACCGCATCCACCGCAAGCAAGACAGCGGTGAGTTCACCGTCGTTGATGAAGGCCGCACCAGCCTTAGCGAGATCCCATTCACGATCGCCTATGCGCAGCGGCATGGCTTCATGGAGTCACGCCCGCCGCTTGAGGACATTGCAGAGCTGAACCTGAAGACCTATCAAGTGCAGTCGGACCTTGACAACCAACTGCACATTTCAGCCGTGCCCATGTTGGCGTTTTATGGGTTTCCGTCCAGCGCCGAAGAGGTATCAGCCGGGCCGGGCGAAGCGATTGCATTCCCAGCCGAAGGCCGCGCTGAGTACATCGAGCCCGCTGGCCGTAGCTTTGAAGCGCAGTTCCGCAGGCTTGAGCAGCTTGCGTTGCAGATCAATGAGCTAGGCCTGTCGGCCGTGCTGGGCCAGAAGCTGAGCGCCGAGACCGCTGAAGCCAAGCGCATCGACCGCAGTCAAGGCGACAGCACCATGATGGTGATTGCGCAAAATATGCAGGACATGATCGACAACTGCCTGCAGTGGCACGCGCAGTACCTCGGCAATGCAACCGCTGCCGGTAGCGCTTACGTCAACCGCGATTTCCTCGGCGCACGCCTTGAGCCGCAGGACATCGCCGCGCTGCTGTCGCTTTACACCGCTGGCACCATCAGCCAAGAAACACTGCTGACCGAGCTTGCCGAAGGCGATGTGCTGGGCGATAACTTTGATGTAGACGAGGAGCTGGAGGCCACATCCAATGCGGGGCTTGATCTACCGTCTGCTGGACAAGCTGACAGACTGGCTAGTGGACCTGATGATCTGGATGGAGCCGAAGAAGCCCAGGAAGCAGGAACTTGATTACACCATGTGCAAACTGCCAGATGAAGTGCTGGCGGTGATACGACTGACGTGGTACAAAGACGGCAAAGCCGATGAAGTGGACGAGCTGCGCATTATGGAAGACGGCCAGAACGGTTACGACGCCTTCGCTGCAGCGGTGCAGGGTGCATTAAAGCGCGGCGCTAATGTCAGCATCCGGTCGCAATACAAACCTGACCAGTTAGGCATTGTCTGATGGAAGCGTTATACCGCAATGCCATTGACCTGAACCGCTTTAGCAATAGCGTTGCGCGGCGGATCATCAATGCTTACAACGACATCATCATCGACAGCGTTAACCAACTGCGCACGATCGACGACCTAGCCGCACCGGTCAAGGCCGCTAGGCTGCGTGGCATTTTGGCGCAACTAAAGGACTCGCTTGCAACCTGGGCAGGCGACAGCACAGAGCTGACGGCAAGGGAGCTGCAAGGCATCGCTGAGCTGCAATCTGAGTTCGTGGCAGATCAACTACGCAAGGCGCTACCGGCTGGCGCTCGTGACGCCGTAAACACCGTAGAGATCAGCCCGCAATTTGCGCAATCGGTCGTCACGACTGATCCAACGCAGCTCAACGTGGTCGCGCTAAGCGATGACCTGTTCAAGTCCGTCTATGGCGCAGAGGCACTGGCTCAACAAGCCGGCACTGGCGTATTCAATCTGACCGCTGCCAAGGGCGCAACAATCACGCTGCCCAATGGCGAGACAGTTACCAAGGCATTCAGGGGCATCGCCGTCGATCAGGCAGAGCGGTTCTCGCAAGTGGTGCGGCAAGGGCTGCTGACCGGCGAACCCACGCCTGCCATTGCTAAGCGGCTGATCGGCAGCCTTGAGTTTGGTGAGCGTGCGCGTAACGTGCGGCAGCTTGTCGCGGCAGGTGGGCAGGCAACAGCAGTGGCCGACAATCAGATCGTCACTCTGGTGCGCACCAGTATCAACCAGGTGGCCAACAGCGCCAGCCAGCAGGTGTATGAGGCCAATCAAGACATCACCAAGAAATACAGGTACGTCGCCACGCTGGACACCCGCACCAGCGCAATCTGCCGGGCGTTGGACGGTAAGACGTTTGAATACGGCAGGGGCCCGACACCACCGCAGCACTTCAACTGCCGCAGCACAACCATTCCGGTCATTGACTACGACGAGCTAGGGTTTACGCCGCCACCAGCAGGCACCCGCGCTAGCCAAGGGGGACAGGTGCCTGCGAATGAATCCTACGGGCAGTGGCTGGCCAAGCAAGACCTGCCGACCAAGGCAAAAGCGCTCGGCGCTGGCAAGGTTGCCTACTTTGACAAGCTGTCACAAAAGTACGGACCGCAGAACGCGCTAGCCAAGCTGGTGCGTGATGATGGGTCGGAGCTAACCCTTGACAACCTGCGCGCTAGATATGGAGCCGTAAACTAAAGTATCTACCGCGACACCGCCATGGCACGCTCGTACAAACGCGACTCCAACGGCAGGTTTGCCGGTGGCGGTGGCGGTGGCGGCAAGATTGGCAAAAGCGTAAAGAACGTAGCCGCTCGCGCTAAGTACAAGAACGCTGCAAGCAAGCTGCGGTCGGTTGAGAAGGAGTTCGGCGGCAACAGCCCCGCCGCTGGCAGCAAGGTTGCCAAGCGAGCGATTGCAGGTGCTAAGTCGGGTTTGACTCGTGTAACCAGCAACTTGACCGGCAAGAAGGGCAAGGCACCTAAGGCTTCTGCAGCCGCCAAGCCAGCAGCTAATCAAGTCGCTGCGGGGCGCGCTGCGAAGGCCGCTTTCCAATCCAAGGCCGCAAGCAAGCGCAAGTCGGCACGGGCACGCAAAGGCGGCAGCTTTACCGAAACTAGGACCTTCAAGGAAAGCCTGAAGCCTAAGCAGGCTGCAGCGCGCAAGGCCAAAAAAGCAGCAATGAGGTGACGGGTCATGCCACTTAAGAAGGGAAAATCTCAAAAGACCATCTCGGCCAACATCAAGGCTGAGATGAAAGCAGGCAAACCGCAAAAGCAAGCCATTGCCATTGCGCTGTCCAAAGCTGGCAAAGCCCGTAAACCCAAAGGTAAAAAGTGATGCCTAAGTACACCGGACCAGCCAAGCCTCAAAAGCCCATGCCCAAGAAAGGCGGCAAAAAAAAATGAAACGCGGCGACCGGGTTAGCTGGAACTACCAAGGCACACGCACCTTTGGCGTGATCACCAGCATCGGCGGTGAGCGGGCGACCATACCAACGCAAGGCGGTGGTAGCGTCACACGCGTCGGCAGCATGGACGACCCGATCGTGCGCATCAAATCTGAGTCAACCGGCAACGCGGTCATCAAGAAACGGTCAGAGCTGAAACCCGCACCACGGCGATGATCACCTATCGCGGCGAGCAGTTCGAGGGCTACAACAAACCCAAGCGCACGCCAAACCATCCGACCAAATCCCATGCGGTGCTGGCCAAAGAAGGCGACACCGTCAAACTGATCAGATTCGGTCAGCAGGGCGTGTCTGGCTCACCAGCACGAAAAGGAGAATCGGCAGCAGACAAAGCAAGACGGGCATCATTTAAGGCACGCCATGCGGCCAATATCGCCAAGGGTAAGCTCAGCGCTGCGTTCTGGGCGGACAAGACGAAGTGGTGACACGCTCCTGCGCGTGAATCCACTCCTTAAGCTCCGCCACATACCACCGCAGGTCTTGTGCCCTAGCGGCGTGCCATCCGTTGCCGGTGCTGCGGTACAGCTCCTCATGCCGGTCCACTGCATCAAGGCACTGCTTAATCAGCGGGTTCCACGGTTCCCGCACAGGCGTGTCCCATTCACGCTTTGACACGATCACACCGCGCCATTACGATGGCAGCGTAATTAAGCCTGCGGCTTATCCATGTCTGATGAAACACAAACCCAGGAGCCTGCGGCTACTGAGGTTGACTTGCAACGCAGTGTTGAAGCACTGGAGCGCAAAAACCAAGAGCTGATTGCTGAGTTGCGCGCAGCAAAATCCAAAGCACCCAAGCTGCCTGATGGCGTCAACGTCGATGAGCTGCTGGAGTTCAAGCGCAACCACGAGCAGCAGCAGCTCGAATCTCAAGGCAAATACCAAGAAGCCAGACAGGCTTTGGAGCTGCAGTTCCGTGAGGCGACGGCGGAAAAGGACCAGCGCATTGCTGAACTTGAATCCCGCGTCCGCGAACTTGAACTTGTCACGCCAGCAGTGACGGCATTGGCTGATATCGTGCACGACCCCGACATGGTGCTAAAGACTAAATTGAGCGCCGACCAGATCGAGCGCGACCCTGATGGCACTGTCGTGGTGGTCGATGGCTACCAGCGCACACCCGTTAGCGAATGGGCTAAGACGCTGCCAAGCTGGATGCAGAAGCAACCCAAGCCGCAGGGCGGCGGTGCACCATCAGCAGGGGCTAGCACTGGAGGCATTCCTGCCGGGATGACCAATCCGTTTAACAGGGATACATTCAACCTGACAGAACAGGCGCGGCTGTTTCGTACAGACCGCGACCTGTATGACCGCATGAAAGCAACAGCTAACCGCTAAGCTATTTGCAACCGGCTGCGCTGGTGCATTGGGCTGCGCCCACACCGTAAACCATTCCCCCGAGATGAATCATGGCGACTCTTCGCTCTGACATCATCATTCCTGAAGTATTCACCCCATACGTCATTGAGGCCACTACCGCCCGCGATGCCTTTCTGGCTAGCGGTGTGGTGCAACCTCTGGCGGAGCTGAATGCTACTGAGGGTGGTGATTTTATCAACGTCCCCTTCTGGAAAGCCAACCTATCTGGCGACTTTGAAGTGCTGACCGACAGCACCTCACTGACCCCCGGCAAGATCACTGCTGACAAGCAAGTAGGAGTTGTCCTACATCGCGGGCGTGCCTTCGAAAGCAGAGACCTGGCAGCCCTGGCTGCTGGTGCCGATCCCATGGCCGCCATCGGCGCCAAGATCGCTGACTATGTCGCCAACCAGCGCCAAAAGGACCTGCTGTCCTGCCTGGCCGGTGTGTTCGGCAGCATTGGTTCTACCTCCAGCTCTGCTGCTTTCTTTGGCCTGACCATTGACGGCGAGTCTGGCGACACCCCCACCACGCTGAGCCCCCGCCACGTTGCCGAAGCCCGCAGCCTGCTGGGCGACCAAGGCGACAAACTGGCCGCTGTTGCTATGCACAGCAAGGTGTACTACGACTTAGTCGAGCGCAAGGCAATCGACTATGTGACCGAGACAGACGCACGTCTGACCTCTAGCGTCACTGACTTCGTCGGCGGCAGCATTGCTGGCGCTTACGGACCCGTGAGCGTGCCGACCTACATGGGTCTGCGCGTGATCGTGTCTGACGATGTGCAGACCGACGGCAGCGGCAGCTCGACTGAGTACGCCACTTACTTCTTCACCCAAGGAGCAGTGGCAAGCGGTGAGCAGCTCGCAATGCAGACCGAAACCGACCGTGACATCCTCGCCAAGAGCGATGCCATGTCGATCGACCTGCACTACTGCTACCACCCCGTTGGCGCCAAATGGACCACTGGAACCACCAACCCGACCCGCGCTCAACTGGAAACCGTCGGCAACTGGTCGAAGGTGTACGAGCTGAAGAACCTCGGCATCGTGCGCGCCACCAACACCTCCAACTTTGATTGAGGTAACTAACCATGGCACAACCTTCCCAGTTTGAACTGTCCACAGAGCAGTACATCGTTGCTCACCACTACATCGCCTCCTCGGTGGCTGATGTCCAGTTCTTCACCGCTCCGGTGAAGTGCCAAGTGGTCGCCGTCAGCGAGGTGCATGCCACCGCCGGTAGTGACGGCTCTGCTGTTTCTGGCACGATCCGTCGTTGCCAAGGCACCGAGGCTGCCACTGCTGGTGATGACCTGCTCAGCGCTACGATCAACTTCAAGGGTACTGCTCTGACCGAGCAAACTCCTGCTCTGACCAGCACCACCGCCAACCTGACCCTGGAGGCTGGCGATCGTCTGTCTCTGGACGTTACCGGCACCACCACCGCTCTGGCTGGTGTGATTATCACCGTGCTTCTTGAGCGCGTCTGATGGGGCTGTTCGCTTTCCGGCGACTGCGTGAAAAGGAGGCTGCCTCTGCGGAGGTGGCCTCTCTTTCTATGCCAGAGCCAACTCCTACACTGGATTTAACGGAGCCTGACGATGGCAATCACAATCGTGGCCACGCCAGGCGCGGCCGACGCAAACAGTTACCTGACGTTGGCAGCAGCGCAGGCGATCATTGACGGTTTTGTGCAGGATGCTGATGTGACCGCATGGGCATCGGCTACCACTGACCAGAAGAACCGGGCGCTGTTTACCGCGACGCAACGGCTAGACCGCGAGCGGTTCCTTGGTGCACGAGCGACTGATACGCAGGCACTGCAGTGGCCACGCACTGGTGTGCGCAAGCCTGACACCTATATCAACACCTACGCGGTTGGGTTCCCGTTCCGCATCACGACGGATTACTTTACTGACACCGAGATCCCAACGCAGGTGCAATATGCGCAGGTCGTGCTGGCAACGTACCTGCACAACAACCCTGATGGGCTTGGGCTGAGCGGACTGGAAGATTACAAGAATGTCAAGATTGGCAGCCTTGACGTGACACCCAACCTTGGCTATGGCGCCGTTGGTGCGGACAAGGTGCCGCCGATTATGGAGCGTTACCTGACTGGCCTTAGAATTAGCGGACCGGGTAACGTTTCAATCCGCCGGAGCTGACCATGAACGACTACAGCATTGGCTTTGAGTACATCACCGACACGGCTGCACACACCGGCAGGTTTTATAGGCTCTACGCCGTTGCCGATGCTGTGATCAGCACGGCTACGGTGCAGAACGCAACTGGCAACGCTTTTACGTCGGTCCCGCTTGGCAAGGGCGATTTCATCGACGGCGTGTTTACCAGCGTCACGCTGGCCAGCGGCAAAGTCGTCGCTTATAGGATCTGATGGCACTTGCTAGCCCGCTACGGAAGGTTGCCAGCAAGCTGATGGCACGCTTTGGCGGTGTTGCAACGTTCCGCAGTGTGACCGCTGGCGCATATAACACCACCACAGGCGCATCGGCCGAGACAACCACAGACACCACAGTGCGTGGCGTACTGGAAGACGTGCGCCGCAGCGAGGTCAACGACCTGGTGCAGCAAGGCGACAAGCGGCTAATCATTGCAGCGGCTGATGTGGCAAGTGCACCGACGACAGCCGATCGTGTCATCATCAGCAACCGCAGCCTGCAAATTATTGAGGTGCGCACGATTGAGCAGGATAATACCGCCATCACCTACGAGTTAATCCTGAGAGACTGATGGCACGCACCATACGCATTGCAGACATTGGCGACTATGCCAGCCAGCAGTATGAAAAGCTGCTGCGTTCTGCGGTGTTTGAAACAGAATTGCGGTTGAAAATGGCCAGCCCAGTTGACACTGGTAGATTCCGCGCTAGTTGGGCAACTGGTGAAAATACTGCTGGCAACTATGACGGCGCTGAACAACAGCCAGCAACCGGAGCATGGCGAGAATCAACTAAGCCCCCAAGAGACCCATCGCTTGAGCGCAGAATTAGCATTGGCTATGAACATGGTCAAGAGCGCATGGGTAACGTCTATAGCGTGCATAATAATCTGCCCTATGCAGAACGGCTTGCCACTGGATGGTCCAAACAGACTACCAATGCCCCTGGTGGCCAAGCAGGCTGGGTCCAAGGCATTGCCAAGGATATCCAAGGTTTCGTCAGGGCAAACGCAGACCGCATCGGCAGGGAATCATGAGCAGCACCTATAACGACGTCCGCGCTGCCATTGAAGGCCGCATCGCCACTGAGATGGCCATCGCACCGGCATACCCGGTCAGCTACCAGAACGTCCCGTTCAGCCCGCCCAACAACACACCATGGCTGCAGGCGTTCATCCGCTTTGGCGACAACGCTTATGCAACGCTGCTGCCTACTGGTGGCGTTGGTTTCAACCGGCAGAATGGTACGCTGGTCGTGAACGTGTTCACGCCGGTCGGGCTTGGTGCTGGCGCTAATTTCACCATTGCCGAGCGCGTCAAGGACTTGTTTGACCGTAAGACGGTGTCAGCAATCAACTTTGACGCAGCATCGGGCCCGGCGCAGGTAACGCCAGCATCGCCTGAGCCGTATTACCAGACGCAAATAACCATAACGTTTGAAGCGTATGTAGACTGACGCCAGCCAACTACCGCATCAGCAATGGCCACCGTTCTGTCCGGTACGTCCGGCGCCCTTTACTACACACCCGCAGGCACCAGCGTTACCACGCTTGCTGCAGGTGCATTCCCGTCAAGCGGTTCCAACATCACCGTTGGCACCTACCTGGGCTTTAAGGTCAACGACCCCGTGACCCTGGCCTACCCCGCTGGCGCTACCACCACCAACGCCATTGCCGCTGGTGCTTACTTCGTTAAGACCTACGTTGCTAGCACCGGCATCATGACCATCAGCAGCACTGCTGGTGGCGCCGCTGCAAGTGCCACTGCATCCCCCAGTGGCTTTGGCGCTAACTTTGCCAGCATCACCTACACCGCTCCCGCTGCGGTTGGCGAAGTGCGGGAATGGAGTTTTGAAATTACCCGTGAAGAAATTGACGTGACGACCATTGGCCAAGAGATTGGTCAATACGCTCCGTTCCGTTCTTACATCACCGGCTTTGCTGATGGTTCTGGAACTGCAACGGTTTACACAACCGATGACGACACAAATCTGGCCAGCCGGATGATCGAGGACGTTATCCAGCGCGAACAAGCTGGCGCCAAAATGAAACTTTATATCGACCGCGTGATCGCCAGTGGCACCGTCAACGAGACCACCAGCCGGTCAATCCTGGTTCCTGTCATCCTGACATCAGCCAGTCTGACGGCTAATCCTGATGACGCGCAAAGCGTAGAAATTGCTTTCCGCCCATCGGCAGCGCCAACATTTGACCTGAGCAAGTCTTGATTTTCAACTGCCCTAGTCTTGCGCTGGGGCTTTTTTATGCCTAGATTGCATTCACACATCTAAGTCATATGGCCATCAACCAGCCCGCTCGCGCACTTGACCGGCTAAAAAAAGCAGCCAACCTGACGCCTATCAAGCGCACCGTTACCCTTAACGACGGTAGCGTGTTTGACTTTTACGCAACGCCACTGACCATGGCAGAGCGTGAACGGGCGCAGAAGATGCCTGGCGGTGATGATGCCAATGGCTTTGCGTTGAACCTGCTGATTACCAAAGCAGTGGACGACGCAGGCCAGCGGCTGTTCCAAGCTGGCGAAATCGCTGAGCTGAAGAACGAAGTGCTGGACAGTGACCTGCAAGCCATGATGCTTGCAATCATCACCAGCCCGGAGGACACCGAACAGGTGGACATGAAAAGCGCTAAAGGCAGAGCTAAAGCGTGACAACCTGCTGATGCTGCAACTGGGTGTGGCCAAAGAGCTTGGCTACACCCTTACGCGGCTTAAATCTGAGCTGACCATGGAAGAGCTACTTCTGTGGTCGGCTTATTTTGATGTGCTCAACGAGGAGCAAGAACGTAGAATGAAGCAACGCCGTCGATAAGCCGTGTCTGTCGTAGCAAACGTTGCCATTAACGTTGACAGTCGCGGCGCTGTTGGCAAGCTGCGTGACGTACAGAATCAAGCGCAAGCAACTG